TTAAAACATAATCCCAACTTTCAAACATAATTCACTGGTTATATTATCCCTGTTCTTCCCGATTTCCCCGGATATGTTATAATAAAAATTCCTTATTACCTTTTGATATCCAATCCCTAGCACCGGATAGATATTAGTGTAATCGCTTTTTACCCCAGCATATATCTGCCAATTCTTTTCTGTTGAAGCTTTCAATGTAGATACCCCTGAAAATAAAGTATCTACCTTTAGATCGTCCAGGCCAATTGTAACAGTAGTAACTCCATTTATTTTCATTGTCACTTTCCCCAAATTAGAATTCGTAACTAATTCCCCAGTCACCGGCACCTTGTATTCCCCAGGGGCCAGCGCTGTTTTTTTCGGGGTTTTTAGGGTTGGTTTTTGGGGTAAGGTAAATTCATACGTTCCCATGGTTTCAGGCGGGTTTTGGCCCGAATCCGGGCATATTTCCACCATTCCCGATAAATGGCCGTTACTTTTTATCAATCCCGGCTTAATCTTGGGATGAGGAAAAAAAATAATCGTCAGGATTGCCCCGACGATTAGCCCAAAAATAAATGTATATATTTTTTTCACGATGCCGAGTTCTCCTTATTGCCTTTGATATAACCACGGGCAATATTTCCCGCCGTATAAATCCCGGCCACAATTACCCAATCCGAAGAAGTAAGCTTACCGACTAGCAAGCCGATAGTGGCGAAAATTAATACAAGGAATTTCCGGCCCCCGATAATCCCCCAGATTCTTTGCATTACCAGCACCTCCCCGGTGTCCAGGATTCCGGACAAGGGTTGGAAATATTAGTATACGGCTGAAACAGCATCGGAATCAAGTCCATGTGGACGAAAGCCCCGTTATAAGCCTTCCATCCCGTCCGGACCATCGGGAACTTCAAATCCAGGCTGATTTTTTGAATCAGCCTGGCAAAATCCTTGGCCTTATAAGGAAATGGGATCGCCAAGTCCATCGCGGCCCCGTAAGTATGCGGCGCATGGCTGGGAATCGCCACCTTCCCGGAAGGATTGCCGCCGTTTTCCCGGACATCCCGTTGATACAACTCCGTCTGTTTTTCAATGGTGCGATACCCGGAATTAATCCGAATCGGCCGATTCACGGTTTCGCGCAATGTTTCAAACAGTTCGATCAACGGTTCAAAGATTATCGGCTGGATGTTTTCCCGCAGTAGCCCGGCCTCGTCACGTTCGCCGTATTCATAAAAATAAATGTGCCGGGACAGGCATTTATACTTATCAATAACTAAAAACGGAACCTCTTTCCGGGTTCCGTCGCGCTCTATCATTATGAAAGTATTCATTTGGGCCTCCTGTCACTTTAATAATAAAACCAACAGATTAACCGCCAACCCTCCCAGGGTAAGCAGAAACCACGTTTGAAAGCTATCAACCTTGTTACAGTTTTTTTCAACCTGCTTCTCCAAGTTGTCCACCCTTTCTTCCAGTTTGCCGACGGCCACTTCAAGCTCCGACATTCCGCCACCACCTTAAAAACCCTTGAAATATCAAATGATCTTTCTAATCTCCCCGTCTGCCACGCCAAAAGCTCCATCATTAAAGACATCTTCCAGATCGACTCCGATATTGACCGCTTTGATTGTACCCGCCAGATACCCTTCCAAAAGCTCCGGGTAGCCATTTTCAATATGTTTTAAAACACTTTCAACCGGCTCACCGACTAACCAAGCCAAAATAGCATAATTATCATAGATCACTAAAACTTTTACCACCGGCATTCCCCCCTTTACGTCTTACTTACCCAAAGATCCGTATAAAACCGATAAGGATCGGCTTGTTTTCTGCTCGCCGCAATAGCGGTAGCATTCAAGGATCTTAGTTGCATGGCTATGGTAAAGGGCATCTCGGTTAATCCCTGGATGCCAATTAGCCCTTGCACATATGCGGTGCTGGTCGTGCTCAACTCGGCGCTATATGTTGACCCTACCCTGAACCTTACATATGCCGCATAATCATAATTCGATGTTTTCAGCTCCACATTGAACCGGAAAAGGATATTACTAATATTAACTAAATTAATATTTGGATGAAACGCCACAGCCACCGTTGCCACATCCCCATATGCTGTATTGGCGCGCGTCTTTTCTGATATTGCAAAATCCGGTTTTGATAGCCTTAATTCAATCGGATTGAGCGTGAAACCGTCAATATATGTGGTTCCGGCAACGCTGACAGACGGATCGCCGCCGATAACTTTTATTTTATAAAACCCGGCACCACTTGGACTTGCGGGAATCTGGGTGATATACATCACCGGAGCGACGGGATTGTTCACCGAATCATACAGCGTTACTTCCGACATGGATTGCTTGTTTTTATCATAAAACGATATAATTACCTGATTCTTTATGGTTGCAGCAGTTGACCAAAGATAAAACCCCAAAAAATTACTATTGAATAGGCCTGCCGGGATAAAATCACTGGTTAATATTCCGCCGCCGTTTCCGGCTCCGCCGGGATGCGTGATTGAAAAACATTTTGCGCCATGAACCGAGTTTTGGGTATCAATGCTTCCGAAACCGTTGGGAAACGGTTCGAATGTCCAGGCGTCAAGAAGGCCATCCGAACCGTATTCAAACGATAAATTTAAAAAACGCAGGGATAAATCCTGGATGTTCCCTTCAATTCGATTAAAATCACCGGGGCCGGGGGCGCTGGAAACGGCCCAATCTATTTTCGGAGTTTGCCAAGTCATAACATCACCCTCTTTCCTTTGGTAATTGCCGATAATCCACCGTCAAAGGTCAGTTCATTGGAAACGATATAAAAGTCTGCGGTAGTGGTTTTGGAGTTCGGCACCGTGATCCGGTCGCCCAGTTCCAGCGCCGGGTCACCCTGCCAATCCAGCTCCAAGTCCCGGCGCGGGCTTTTGGAAAGCATCAAGCAAGTATCCGCCACTTTCTGCGCCATTGCCGCCGTTTGAATTAAGTGATTCGCCTTAAAAGCATAGATTTGAACACCGTTTTGCTGGATGCTGGCCGCATCTTGGGCCGTGATGTTCCGCGCCCCGGCCACCCCAAGCGGGGTGCCGGTAACGGTAATCATAAAAGTCCCCGCCGCGATTGCACCACCAACCGTAATGTCCGCCCCCCAGGCGTAATAAGTTGCATCCATAATTACCAGCCCAAGCGGGCTATCCGATATACTGGCCGAAGCGTTAACCACTGGTTTTTTCGAATATGATACGGTAATTGTTACGGTTTCCCCGGCGGCAACGGGGATCGGTTCACTGGATTGGTAGACTTCCTGATACTCTTCAGGCACAAACGGCGACACCGGGACGGTGATATAGTTTGCCAACTGCCCCCGGTTCACCGGGTTACTGCTCCGGGTGTATTGGCTTCGGCTGATATTGGCGTGGGAAGTGGTTTGATTGTTTTGTAAATAGGTTGGGCCTTGAAATTGAACAATGTCATCCCTATCCACATACACCTGGCTGATGGTCGCCTCGGCCAATTGCCGCAACGCCTCCCGGAACGTGGTGTTCTCCTCGAACCAGGCATAGGGGATCATCAAGTCTGCCAGCACCGGGTCAACCGAATGGATATACCCGGTGGCGTCCAGAATCGCCGCCGCCAAATCATAAGCCGATATATTTTGATATACCGGGGCTTTATAAATTTGTGACGTAAGCAAATTCAGCCGGTCAAAGGCCGTGGTTTCCATGTAAATATCATCATCCGGGATTGTCCACTCGCCAGACCAAAAAACACCCAAGGGAACCCATTCCACCGCCCCGTCCGGTTCGATAACCCCCAAGGACACTTTGAGGCGGCGGTTGGGCAGGATTAACCCGAAAAAGGGGGAATCGGTGTTCCCGGCATCAAAAAGATGATGGGCGTTATTCAGCCGCAAAACAAGCTCATTACTGGCAATATTCCCGATGGGCAAAGTCCCGGTGGAAAACTCCCGTTCCTCCAGAAGGTTCATCTGGAAGATATCCGATCCGCTATACGTCTGATTCAACGTGGTAAAAAATTCCGCGATCTTGGCGTTCGTCCCGCCCCTCGACCATTTGGATATGGTCAAGGCAAACTTGGTAACACTTAGAATCGTAAGATAGGATAAATTGATACTCCAAAAGACCTGATTATTCCCGGTAATTATTTGGGTATTTACCAAGTCCGCTCCGTTATAAATCCGGATGGTGAAATCCACCGGGTATTCATGGCGCTGAATGTCCCCCGTGATCTCAATCAAATGTAAGGCGCGGGCGCTGAAATCAACTGTAATTTCCGGGTATGGAGTATTAAAGCTTCCGTCCGGGCCGGAAACTTTAGCGCCCCACCAGCCCATTTGATTGTAAGCGGCATCTGTGACCGTATCCGGGCCAAGATACCAAGTCCCGTCCAGCACCCACGAACCATCCAGGCTTGCCCATTTACGGTTCGTCATATTATTTGCATCCGTCACTTGCAAAGGCCAGGAATGATACGCCTGATCGCTCACAGTCACCACCACCGAAGGATCTAAAAACGGATTGGAAAAGTTAATCTGGACTTGCCCCAGGATTTGGCGGTGGCTAGAATGAACCGCCGCCTTGAAACTTTCCGATACCGGCAACATCAGACCGCCTCCAGTAATAAGGAAACACTTGTCCACAGCCAATCCCCGGCGGTACTGTCCCTCGTCCCTTGGGGTTTATGGACTTTCACCATTTGCTGCACTAAGGTACCGTCTCGGTTGGCTATCAGCAGGTTTAAGAATTGGTTCAAATCAACAAGGCCCATGATCAGGTCATAATCCGGGCCTTGCAGAATCTCGTAATCAATTTGGTAATCCGTATAAACACGGATGATATCTTCCAGATAGGTTCCATTGGCGGAGCGCTTGCCATGAACAATTTCCTGGCGGGTTTCGGTAAGTTTTCGCTGGCCTTCGGGCAGGCGGACTTCCTGCCCGGCAAGGCCCAAATAAATATCGCCCGGTTTCATATGGGCGGGATTCATTCTTTCAGCCCCCTTCGGCGATTATCCAGGTTTTGAAAGTCGTTCAGTTTCCGTTGCAGTTTGCGAAGGCTTAAATCGTCGCCGATGAGCGTTCCCACTTGCAAGATCACCGTGGATGACGAATTCCCGGAAGGCTGGGGTTGTGCTGCTTGAACCTTGGGGATCTGGCCCACAATCCCCTCGGCCAGCTTTTTAAATACGGCGGTGGAAAGTGGCAAGACGGCCTCCGGGTACCGGCCTTCACCGATAACCTGTAACGAAGGGCCAGTAGCCAAACCGCCTTCGGCCAACCCGCCGATGACTGATTTTGCCAGCTCGATGGCCGCGATTCCCGCTCCTTGGGCGCTAAGCAGACCGGGAATCCAGGCAAGCGATGCCCCGAATGTCCAGGGTGCTTGCGCCCAGGCATCGGCGATACCGGCCAGTATATGGGCGATCATGGGCTGTTCCAGCGCGTTTAGCTGGTTGATAATGTTTTCCTTGAGAATATCCTTGAGCGTTTTCTGGCCGGTTCGCATCTGGTCGGCATAGCCTTGCAGCGTTTGGGCCATGGCCATGTATGCGTCTTTATGCTTTTGGGATACCCCGTCATAAACCGCTTTCTCCTTGGCGGCGTAAGCGTCAAGAATAGCTTGTTTATCCGCGCCCAATTCCTCGGCCTTTTGGAGTTCTTGCTGTTTCTCATCTTCGAGAAGTTGAATCCGTAAAGCGATGGCCTCTTTTTCAGCCTTGCGTCGTTCAGCATAGGACTTTGTCCGGTCATTCGCGATCCGGTTCAGGGTTTGAATGTTTTCCTGAATCAGCTTCTGACTGGCTTGCCGGTTGAAGTCATCGATCTGTTTTTGGGCAGCGGCGCGGATCTGCTTCTCCTGTTCGGCGTAATACTGATATACACTCGCTTGGGAAGCCCCCAGTTCCCGGGCCTTTTTTAAGTCCTCCTGCATGGCGGCGTTAAGGGTATCCAATCGGAGTTTTACTTGGTCTTTCAGAATCCGGGTATCTTCCGCCGCCGCTTCCTTGGCCTTCCGTTCCCATTCGGCATTAAATTCCTGCCGTTTCTTGAGCATTTCCTCTTGAGATTTCAGCCGGATGTCCCGTTCGTCCCCGGTTTCCTGTTGGGTTTGCCTTTTTTCAGTTTCCGAGTGGTTTTTATGCTCGGATTGAATCCGCTTCAAGTGCTGGTCATAGTCGTTTTCGATGAGCTTTTGCCGGTTATTGTTGATATTGACGGTTTCATCGCTAATCATATTTTGCAAGGCTTGACTTGCCGCCTTGACCTTATCACCGAAACCCGGAATCCAGCTTGTAAGCAATTCAAATCCTTTGACTATCGCCAAAGCTTCGGCTAAGACATAAATTTTAAAGCTACTTAAGGCAATTTGGGCCACGGCCAAAGCTTTTGCAAACGCCACCTCGAAAAAAGCCCGGACATAATCCCAGTTTTTAGCAATTATCAAAGCTAACCCGCCCAATAAAGCGGCGGCAGCAATGAAAGGCCATAATGGGGACAGCGCTGCGCCGATGGCCGGGCCTAAAACGATACAAGCGCCGCCCACTAGGGCAACAGCGGCGGCCAGGGCTGCCGATACTGTGATCACTTCCCGAACCGGCCCCGGTATGGAATGGAAGAATTCCAAGGCGTTTTTCAAACCTTCCGACAGTGTGAGAAACGCCGGGGAAAGATCGGAGGCGATCTGGTTGCCGAAACCCCCGACGCTGCTTTTGATGGCCTCCAGGTTGTCGCCGAAGGCATCCAGGTTGCCGATGGCGGTTTCGCTGATTACCAGCCCCAGTTTTTCCGCTTCTTCCCCCAGCGCTCGGATGCCTTCCTTGCCTTGGGACAGGAACGGCACCAGATCTGCGCCGGATTTGCCGAACAGTTGAAGGGCCAGGGCCGTTTTCTCCGCCGGGTTCGGCATTTGGGCGAACCGTTCCGCCACATCCAGCAATACGGCGTCGGCGGAACGGAGCTGGCCACCGGCAGTCTGGACATTCACCCCGATGGCCTGGAAGGCGGCCTGGGTTTCCTTGCCGCCGTTTGCCGCATCGGACATGGATTTGGTCAGCTTGACAATCCCCACCGCCAAGCCTTGCATGTCCACATCGTCCTGCTTGGCGGCGTAAGCCAGCCGTTGAAAGGATTCCGCGCTGATTCCCGCCGTTTTTGACAGATGATCGATTTCCCCGGCGGTATTGCTGGCGGCAATCACGGTGGCGGCCATGACGCCCAGGACAGCGCCCCCCGCCGCCATTGAAATTTTCCCCAATGCTTGCAAGCTTACACCGTTTTTCTCGATCTCCTTGCCGAATTTTTGGCTGTCTTTGATTACGTCATCATAAGTTTCTTTCACCTTGCGGGAATCGCCGACGATTCGTACCATGATTTCCTTGACAATACTGCTCATCGTGTCACCGTCCTTTGGCCCCCGTAAAGCTGGCGGAACTTGGCCAAATCTGGCTGATCAGCGCCGGGGCCGACCGGATCGCCGGTTAACGCTTCGACCATGTAATCGTAAAGCATCATGACTTGTTCTTCCGTGCATTCATCCCAAAAATATTGGAAGGGTTGGCCGTAATAGTGGGCAAGCTCTGAAAAAACCCTGCCAAAGTCTATTTCTGAATTAGGCCTTGCAGGGTTGCGGCGTTTTTTCGGATCTTGTCCTGGATGGGCTGAACCACAAATTCGAAAAGTTTTACTAAAACCTCATCGGAAAGTTCCATTTCTTCAATCCACTGTTTCGACATCAAGGGAAAGCCGGGTTTGATGGCGGTTACCACGATGTCGATCATTAAGTCCTGCATCTCCCCACTCTTTCCACCGGACTCCAGCAGATTCTCCACGCTTTCCAGACTAAGTTTTACAAATTGGAGATACTTTTGGGCCAAGGTTTGGGACAGCCGGAAACTGGGCGGGTTTACAATGATTTTAATATTCTTGATAACCGGAATCCGAAGCCATTTCACCAGAAATGCCGGGAGTTTTCGGCCCCCGGCGGGTACGGTGATCAATATGGTTCGCGGTTCGGGATTCAGGGTATCCAGATTGATAATTTCGGCCATCGCTTATCCCTCCTTATAACACGCTTTGCTCGTCGTAAATCATGAACAATTGATCACCCACACTCCGGGTCGCGTCTTTGCACCCTTTGAAAGTGAGCGGGGTTTCCCAGGCTTTCGGATCATCATCGGCGGGGAAGTCGATTTTCAGCCCGTCCTGGTTCATGGCCTTGTAAATGGTGATCTGAAATTTCTTGCCATCCGCCGCCCGTTTGTTGGTCACTCTTACATAATTGCTGGAGATAGTGATCAGCCCGCCCGATTTCAGGACTTTGGCGGCGGCGGGCGTATAATTATAGGTAATGATCAGGTTTTGGTTCGTCGTGGTAAACTTGGCGCTGCCGGTCGTATAGATCCCATAATTGCCGTGCTGGTCTTGGCCGAAAACGTAATCATCATTGTCGGTTAATGCCCCATCCGTTGCAGCGGACACGGCGGATACCACCGGCGCTACCGTCCCTTGGCTCAACAGCGGGATGAACTTTTGATGCGCCCAATTCCCGGCGAAAACCTCCTGGGTAGCGCCGTTCACCGGCGTTCCGGCAATGGTGGAATAGCTGTCAATCCCGCCCCGGATCTGGTTCAGGATTGCCAAATCGATTTCCATCAAGTTCATCTTCAAGGTGCATTCCTGATCCTTGGCAAGCTGGGCAATCAAGCCCCCGTTATCGGCCTTGATATCCACCGGCGTATATTTATCTTCGAAATTGATTTTATTTCCCACGCCAAGGTTCGTCCAGGCTTGGCCGTCTTGGGAAATCTCCACCATCCCGGAACCGAACCGCAAAGCGTTTACTTTTTGAACTTGGGTTTGATACATGGCAAAATTCCTCCGGTTAAATTTTTCAATCAAAAAAGCGCCCCGAAAGGCGCTCCGCTTGGGAACGGTTTTTAGTTTTCATGATACAAAATGATAAAATCAATCATCACGTTGTATAACTTGGTGTCCGGCTCGTAAAAGTCGGACATTTCCTGATAAATCGCACCCTCAACCAGGATGCCGACCGATCCGCCCATCACCCCGGAAAATCCGTCCAAGGCTTGCAGGGTCAAACCGGCCATCAGTTTGGCCTGGGCATAGTTCGGCGCGAAGTTATTAATCTGGAACCGTGGGCAGGGCACCCCGATCCGCCGGTTGGGGAACGGGTCACTGATTAGAAAAAAGGTTTGATAAGGCGCTTGCCACGGTTCCGGGGCAATCCCGGCGCAGGCCCGGCCACGATGGATCGCTTGCAAGGCCGGGTAGTTTTTTAAATGGTATTCCAAGGCGGCTTCCCGGGTCATTTAATCACCTCCGGCCAAAGAATCAAACAGAATATCCGCCACATCATCAATGTCCTTGATGGCCGTTTCTCCCAATCCTTCGGTATATTTCACCGCCACTACTTGATAGGCCCGTTCGATATTTTCATCAAAAGCCGGACGCATGAACGGCTGTGGCCCCATCTTGCTGGTTCCTTGTTCCACCAACCGCCCGTACCAGCCGTCGTGTTTCTCCCTGCGCCCTTGCACCGGCCCGATGAGTACGGCCTGGACTCCCTCGAAAGCAGGTTTTAAAACCTTCATTTTAATTGATCTTCTAAGGTTTCCGGGCGGGTAATAGACCGGTTTTCCCTTCCCGCCGGTGTATGAATGATGGCCATCTACACTTACCGGACATTTTTCCTTGGCCGCTTTCAGGATGACCCTGACCCCGGCCACGGTGGAAACCCGTAACAGCTTGGCCTCGTTCTTTTTGATAGCTTCCACCGCCCCAGCCAAAGCGTCAATGCCTTCCACATAAGTATCAATCATGGTTGATCACTTCCTTGCTATTGATCTGCAATTCCTGGCGGCGTTCGTCCACGTCAATTACCGCGACGATATCAAAAAAACGAGTCCCGTATCGGACTCGCATTGCGGAATTAACTCCGGCAATATACCGGATTTTAAAAACCCCGGAAATCTGGTCATTGATCTTTTTCGCTTGGAAGAATTCCCGCCCGGAATTCAACTGGACTTGTGCCCAAACCGTGGCCCCATCCACCCAATTGTCGATCATGCCGGGGCCAGCAGGGTTTTGGATGGGTTGGTTTTCCTGGATCGTGATTTGGTGCCGCAGATCTCCGGCTTTCATCGCTACGTTCACCACCTCAGCCGGTATTTGTTGTATAAAGTAATGATGGTCTGCATTTCGGGAGCGGGGATGGCCTCGTCCCGGAAACGGTACATGATGCCGATGTGCAGTAGCATGGCTTGTTTATATAGCTCCGGCAATCGGGCCGCATCCCCGGCTTTAAATTCGATCCGGATGGGGCTGACGGGGTAAAGGATAGCCCCCGGCCAGTTCTTGTTGTATGGCAAAACCACCCGGCCAAAGGCGGAATCGGTATCGGTCAGATAGTCAACCCCACCGGCCAGAACCGTTTCCTGGCCGGTATAGTCTTTGAAACTGAACTTGATAACCTCAATCAATGGATATTGCCGCAATTCGATAAAGTCGGATTTGGGGAAGGCGCCGCCAAAGGTGATCCGGGTTTCGGCCCCGAAAGCCCAGCCAGTGAAATCCTCGCCGTATTCCCGCGCTGCCTTGATATACCCTTGCAGCAGGGAATCCTCGGAAGCATCGGTAATCCGCAAGGCCAGCTTCGCTTCCTCCAGGCTTACCGGCTCGGTTTGCGGCGGCGTTAATAATTTGGGCTGTTCCAGTATCAACCCATCACCATCCCTTGCAAATCCAACGTTTAGATAACGGCGGTAACATCCACTTGGCCGTAAACGGCGGCCTCGCCGTCGATTTTCTTTACATCCTCGCGTTCAATCACCCGGACATCCGTTGAATTCCGGGCGAAGGCGCTGCCACCAACATTGGTGGAGGCGATGAGATACCCCTGGCGCTCGTACATCGTGGCTAATTCAGTAAAGTCCCCGATAATCACCGGGGCTTTCCTGGTCGTGGTGCCGGTTGTGGGCAAAACCTTATTGGAGACAATGACCACCGGCTTGCCGAACAGCAATTGATTGCTGGGCTGGGTCACATCCGGTTTGAGTAACGGGCGGTTCATGCCATCGATAAGGGTATCCAGATATTGAAAGCCATCCTGGTTGGTCATGATGATAGCCCCCGCCGCCAGCATCGGGTCAAGGGTGATGTTTAACGCCTTTTTCATCGCTTTCCAATCGGCGAAGTCAACCTTAGCCAAGGTATTCAGGACAGTTGTAATCAAGGAATTCCGGGTAAATACCGATTTTCTCGCAATCCACCGGGATACCCAGGCCATGATATTCTGGTCGCTGTCTTGCAACAGGTTGTTGGAAATGTGCATAATCCCGCCGTAGTCCTTGATGGAATAGGTTACATTTTGCACCTGGGGGTTGTCCATTTCCGCAATATCGGTCAGTTCGGCGATATTGGCAAAGGGGGTCAGGTTCGGGACGATCTCATATACCCGGCTGCCCGTGGGAACCGTTACCGGCTCGATGTTGATATACCGGGTTAAGTCGGAATAGGTGCGTTTGAACTCGTTGATCCGGGTTAAAATATCCTGGGGAACCACTAAACCGCCGTCCGCCGCCGAACCCTCGCTCATGGCCCTTCGCTCCAGCATATCCCGTTCCTCGGAAGTAACCGGCTTCATTCGTAACACCTTCATGAAGGCTTTCCGGTATTCGGTTTCATCCGCTTTCTGTTCCTTGGCCTCGTTCGAGTCCACCGGGACACCGGCGGCGGGTGTGTTCAATTCCTCAAGGCTTCGCAGGATTTCGATCTGTTCGGCCATCGCCTTGGCATCGGCGGCCCGTTTCTTCGCCTCCTCCAGTTTCCCGGCCTCCACCAATTGCCGGGCCTCGTTTTTGGCTTGCTCCAACTGTTGGCGCAGTTCGCGCTCTTTCGGCGTCATCGTCATCTTCCTTTCGAATGGTTTTGTTGGGCTTGCGCCCGTACCGGGCGCATAAAAATAAGACCTTGGGAGGGTCTTGTAGGCTTGTGATACTTTGATTCCGGGCTATATCAAATCCAATTCCAATAAAAACCGGGCTTTTTCCACCCGGCGCTCTTGTTCCAGGCGTTCATTTTTCATTTTTTCCAGGCTTCGCTTGGCGACAATGCTTTCAGTTTGTTCATAGGCAGGATAAGTCACCGGGGAAACGTCATACAACCGTTTTGCCTTTAATAAAGTCCTGATATACAAATCGTTTTCCTCATCATACTCCCAGGAATCCCCGTTATTCTCATAGTCTACGGCAAAGGCGAAGGAACTTTGGTTGATATCGCCCCGCTTCATACTGATCAACAAATCCCTGGCATAAGTGGTATCCGGCGGGTTGATTTCGTACCGTAGCCCGAACTCATCCACCAATAATTTCAGCGTCCCGGCCTTACTCCGGCCTAAAATCAGATTGGGGTCATGGTTGATCAGTCCTTTGGTGTCGTCATTCAGGACACCATCAAAAAAGCGAGGATCGATCTGTTCCACGAATCCGCCCAGGTCTTGGGAACGGGCGTTGAATTTGGCCGCATAACCCACAATCCACTCCCGCCCGGCATCGTCACTTCGGATCTCCACTGGTTCCGCCAGTATCCTGATTTCCCGTGGTTCCATTCCCGCCGCCCCCTTTCATGAATTTGGCTTTCTGGATTTCCTCCAGGGTTTCAATGGTCGTCATGTTAAGCTGGATGAAATGCTTGTCTCCCGCCGGGCCGATGCTTCCCATTTCCTCGAACGCCCGGATTTCATTGGGGGAATAAACCCCATTTTGGATCATGTCTTTATAAAAGGCCGATCTTGTGGCGGTATCGCCGCGTAGCTCCGCCGCCAGATTGAACTTGGAATAAAGTTTCTTTTGTTCACCGGGTGTAAAGAGTTTGTAATTAATCTCTTCCTCCCAGTTAATCACAATGGGAAGCAGGGCGTTTTTCACATACTCCAGGGATTGCTGTTCCATGTTGGAATATTTCACTTCATTCAAGCCCAATTTATAGCCGGGGATCTTGTAAATCTTGGATACATCCATAATCCCGAACTTCTGGGTTTCGATGAACTGGGCATCGGCCAGCGGCATCCCGATATTCTTATAATCCACGCCGCCGTCCAGAATGGCGATCCGGTGGGCATTGGTCAGCCCGGTATTAATCTTTTGCCATTCCTCTTTCAGCTTGGTTTTGGCGTCCTTGTCAAGTGGGGTGGGGATGGTCAAAGCGCCCTTGGAGGCGGTTCCGTTAGCGTAAAAAGCACCGATGAATTTATCGCTGGATTGCTGGATTCCCAACTTTTCGCGGATCACGGCAACGGGTGTCAAGCCTTTCAGCCCGGTTTTGCTTAATGATTTTACATGGAAAACGTCATACCAGGGAATCTTCCGGTATTCACCGCTTGGTAGGGTTGTCATGTACCAGACTTCCAGGGACACCGGGTCAAGGTATACCTCCGTCACCGAAGGATTCAAAGGCCACAGCGCTTTGGGGAATCCGTTTTCATCCCATTCAATGTTGGCGTAAAAATTGCCCCAAATGCAAAGATGAACCTCGCCGGTTTCTTTGAAGGTAAAGGGCGACATATACGGATTGGGCCGGGTTCCCAGCAGGTAGGCGGCAGGATGGTTCTTTTCCCGTTCAATTCCCGAACCTTTCACCCGGAAAACCTGGATCGGCAGTTTGCCGATATCCCCGCCCAGGATGGAGGCGCAGGTGTAAACGTTGCTATTTAACACGGCGTTTTCGGTGGAAATGGTTTCCCCGGAATAGGTGGGGCCGCCGCCGAAAAAGTCGATCAGCCATTGCTGAGGGTTTGCCAAGTTTGAAATTTCATAGGCCAAATTCCGAAAAATCATGGCTTTTTACCCCCGTTTGGCAAGTTTCCGGCTTACAATCAGGCCGATGAACACCAAAATAAACCCCAAAACATACATTCCGGCAATGGAATTCAAGCGGAATGTAGCCCAAACAATCACCCCCAGGCCGCCTAAAATAAGGAAATCCTCGATGTACGCCCCGGCAAATTCAATCAAAATCCGCGCCAAGTTCAAGCGAGTTCACCCCCTTACAGTGTAAAATCCGCGCCCAAGATATGGGCGTTAAGGTCGATTTGGGCCTTGTGGAATATCGCTCTGGCCATGGCGTTGTTAAGGGCCACGATACCGTCGATCCGGTTCTTGCCCTTCTTATCCTTGATGGGCTTGATATTTTCGTGGTTGTCGCTTAATATCTCAACATTCCCGGCCATCCACCGGGCCACCGGGTTGCCGCCGTGCCGCAGCTTGCCGTCCAAGATCAACGATTCCAAATATTTAAGCGGTTCGGACATATCTCTCATTGTTTGCCGAACCTCCACCATGATTAATCCTTTGGTATCTAAATTTTGCGCCATTTGGTATGCGTTCCAAGGGTCGAACCCGATCTCCTTGATGTTGTATAGATCTCGTAGCCGTAAAATATCGCTTTCGATAGTCGCATAATCGATGGCGTTTCCGGACGTAGCTTTGATGATGCCTTTCCGAACCCAAGCGTCATATTGGACGCCATCTTTGTTTACCCGTTCCCGCATGTTTTCCTCGGGTATCCAGAATTTCCAAAACACATACCAGAGCGGGTCGTTGGGAACCGGCGGGAATAGCAAGGCCAGGGCCGAAATGTCGATCTTGCTGGAAAGGTCTAACCCGCCGTAGCACTCCCGATGAATCAGCTTTTCAGGGATTACCAACCCGGCGGTGGCGTCCCAGCGCTCCTGTTTCACCCATTTGGTGGATCGGTATTTCAGCCAGATATTGAGGCGTAACCATTTGAAAAGTTTTTCCTCATTTTCGTTTCCGGCGGCGGTAACAAAGGCTTCTTCCAGTTTGTCCGCTTTGATGGTATGGCCCAATGAAGGATTGGTAAGCGCCCAGATCCGGCGGCTCCGCCAGTCCTCCCCCGGTTCGGCCAACTCGTATTCCCAACCCTTCCAGATCCGGCCTTCCTCCGGGTCGAACCCGAAGATCACCGGATACCAGGAAGGGTCGACTTTTCTGCCCAGCAAAATGTCCTCGGCCTTTTGGTGTAGTTCCCAGCCAAGGGATTGCCGTTCCGGGTCGTCACCGGCAGTGGTGATATACCAGTAAGCCGGCTGGGTTCGGGCGTCACCGGAACCGAAAGTCATCACATCATATAAATCCCGGTTCGGCTGGGCGTGGATCTCGTCGAAGAGTACCGTAGAGACGTTCAGGCCGTGCTTGGTGTAGGCTTCGGCGGAACAGACTTGATAGAATGAACGGGTGGGGTAATACACGATCCGTTTTTTCGAGTCCACCACCCGGAACCGGGTTTTTAGTTCCGGCTCGTCCTCCAGGAGCTGGTCAAGCATCCCCACCGCTACGTCGAAAATAATGGATGCCTGGCCTTTGTCCGCCGCGCATCCGTAAACTTCGGCCTCCCATTCATCATCCGCCGCCAACTGCTTTAATCCCAGCCCGGCCAGGATTTCCGATTTCCCGTTTTTCTTGGGCAGTTCGATATAGATGTGCTTGTATTGCCGGTATCCGTTGGGTTTCAAGGTTCCGTACACGTCCCGGACAATTCGTTCTTCCCAGGGCAATAAAACAAAGGGTTTGCCGTGGAATTCCCCTTTGGTATGTTTAAGGCCGTTCAAAAAACGAACAGCCTTTTGGGCTTTCGTTAGTCCTAACAGTTTTAATTCTTGGGGTTTATAGATAAGTTCCGCCACGGGATCACCCGCTTAATAGTCCGCTTATCCCTTCCGGTTTTTCCGGTTCCTTCACGCTCACCTTGGAACGGCTGGCCGGGGTGAATCCGAATTCAACCAGGAAAGCCTTCATCTTTTCCAGGGAACTATTCCGAATCCCCACCAGCGGGTGCTGTTGTTTGTATCCGGATTCGGTTTCCTGTATCCAGTCCACTATCTGCAATTGTTCGGTGGCGTATTTAAAATCGGAATAGCATTGGCAGTAAGCGGCGAAGGCGGCCAAGTCCGCGCTGGTTAACAGTCCCAAGGTTTCCAACTGTGGGGCCAGCCGGTTCCATTCGTCCCTGGCATCCCCGGTCAGCCAGTCCGGGCAATCCGGGGCTACTTTGATGAACTTGGGTTCGGCTTGCTGCCGTTCCACAAGGTCGATTTTGGAGGGATTGCCGTTCAGCGCGTGTAATTCGGTGGGCAACCGCTTTCTGCCCCGGTTAGATCCTCCGGTCGCCGTTTTTTTCTTGGAAGTTTTAAATCTCGGCATTTTTTTCAACTCAATTTTCACAAATTATAATTTACGTATTTACGTAAGTATGCTATAATTAGAATATAAGCTATAGTAAAGGGGTTTTTGAAGATGAATACCGGAAAATTAATTATTGATAAGCCCGATTTCAAGGTATACAATCTTGGAATCACTAACCACAACGGCAAAGAATATCGCTTAAAACAATGCTATGAGCTAATCGAAGGCCATTGGGAAGGGTTCGTTTCAATGCATCCCGTAAAACAGGAGGAATCAAAATGATTAACCTGAAATTAAAAAATGATACACTTGAAAATCAGTTAGGCCATTTTCTTGCAGACCACCCGGAATATAAATCCCAAACCCAATTCATTGAACAAGCCATCAAAGAAAAATTGGAACGCGAAACCAATGTAGGCAATAAATAAAAGGTTTCTTAGGTCTTTGTTTCTTCAATCCGCCGTTGGGCGATCTCGAAATACCCCGGCTCCAGTTCAATCCCAATAAAAAACCGCCCTGAATTCAGAGCGGCCACTCCGGTTGTCCCGGAACCCATGAACGGATCAAGAATCGTCCCCTTGGGCGGGCATATTTTAACGATATTATTCATTAAACTGGTGGGTTTTCCGGTAATATGGAATTTATCTCTTTGGAGAACCATTTGACGGTAAACCCCCGGCAGGCAACCCACTTCCTTCCGCAACGGCATACTGCCCTTGCTTCCCCAAATGATATATTCACTTTGAGCAGAAAACCGGCCTACACAAGGGCGGCAAGCTTCGGTCTTGTCCCACACGGCGATCCCCCGCCATATCCATCCGCTTGCCTGAAATACATCGGTTACGGTGGGCAATTGCCGCCAATCCGAAAACATGCAGATGGGGGAACCCTCCTTGGCGATCCGGTGACACTCGGAAAGCCACAAGATACACCAGAAAGCCCAGCTTCGCTGATCCTTGTTATCCCCGGAAAAATCGGCGCGTTTGATTTGCACATCATGGCCGATATATTTTTGGCTGGGCGCTTTGGTGCGATCCCCTTGGTGCAACCCGCCCGAGGAATAAGGGGGATCGGTGATTACCGCATCCACGCTGTTATCCGGGATTTGCTTCATGATTTCTAGGCAATCCCCCAAATAAAGCAAAAAAGACGGGGTATCCGTCTTTTCATGGTTGTCCATTTTAACCTCCCGGTCGTAATTTCCCGAAAATTTGCGTGAAGGGGCGGGTCTGGTCGCCATCCCAAACGCACCAAAAATGAACCCGCCCCCCGGTACCGAATGACTTATCGATTTCCTTTCTTCGAATTGCAAGGAATGCAAAGGCTTTGATGGTTCTTGGTATCCCAAAATAACGGATCGTCTTTATCCTTGGGTGCTATAATGTGATCCACGCATTCAGCCAAGCACCCGCATATTTTACAAAACTGATTTTCCGGTTGAGTTAAAAACCATTTGCTGTATGTGCGCCACCGATGATCGTATCCTCTGGTTGCCGCCGATCCCCTTCGTGAGTCCTCCAGCCTTTGGGCCTGTTGCTGGTGGGTGCTACAGTAACCTGGCTTATCCAGTAATATAGGGCATCCAGGATGCCTGCATTGGGTTCTTAATCTAATAGGCATCGGCTACACCTTGTTTCCCCATACTTCCCATTTCTCATTGCCGGGCTTTCGGGCGAATAATTCAATTCGATTTCCAACCGGGTAAAGTTCATCAATCATTTGCCTGAAATACTCCGGCTTTTCGGAGTGCCTGCCAGTATGTTCGATGGTGATTACGCTATCGAATAATTTTGGGTTATCTGGTGTACAATTCCCCCGAACACCAACCAGCAAGAATTCATGGCAAACGGCGTTATAATAGCCGAAATTCTTTTTCACCTTGTCCCATACGAAAGAAGATTTATATTTAAATCCCCAGGAATTGATCACCTTGAAGGCATCCTCCAGCATCGGCGAAGTAACCCACAAAAAAAGAACCGCATTTTCCTCCAACAGTTCTTTGATGGGCATATTGCAGATTTCCTCGATGCTCATGGTTTGATAGTAGTTTTCGGCATGTCCGTATCCGTCCAATCCGCTATTGTTGTATTGCCAAGGCGGGTCGACATAAATGATCCGGTATTTGCCGTTTGGTAGTTCGTTATTTTTAACCCTTTCCTCGTATTCCTCCCGCTTGGCGATCCGTACCGCTTGCAGGAACTTTTTGGCCTCGCCGGTTTCCAAGGCTTCGGCCACTTTCTTTTGCTTCTCCGGCTCCATCCGGGCGATCTTTATGGCATCGCTTTTATTGATCTCCTTGGCTTTAATAACTTCCTTAACTTCCGGGATTATGTTTTTCGCTATCTGTAATTCTTCATGGATTACCCTAGCCGATGCGCCGGTCTTTTTGGCGGTATCTTGAACAAACGTCGGCGCGGAATCCGCGCTCACGTTATTACCGATAGCTTTATTCATCGCCTTGGCTTGAGATTTTCCTGCCTTGGTTTCCGGGTATAATTCCTCGTAGATTTCCTTGCGCCGCCTTAATTGTTCGCCCCGGTCAATATAATGCAGTTCATTCCTGATTAGGTTCTCATCGATTTCGGCCAGTTCAGCCTTTAAGCCTTCCAAATCCCTGATGTTACATTCGATTTCTGTTTTCCCAAGTTCCTGGAATGCTTTTAACCTGTGCAGCCCGGCGATCAAAACGTGGTCTTTGGTAATAGTAACCGGATTCAGGAGGCCGATCTCTTTGATGCTGTCCATCAATTCCCGGATTTTCGCCTGATCAGTTCCCCGGCGGTTCATGGGGATTTTGATTGAATCAATACTTAGCAACATTTCGCCGCATCTCCCTTCGGTTAGTTCTCCAAAATAAAAAAACCACCCAATCAGTGGTGGAGATAGCCACGTTTCGGCCCGTCGGCCTAGATTGGGCGGTAGTATGTCAAAACAAAAAAGCGCCCATCGCTGGACGCTCTTTAAAAACTCTTATTCATAATACAATTCTAGCACAGTTTTTCCGAAAAAAACGGTAAGATTTCGGAAAGGTTGCTTTATACAATAAAACCAAGGTTTTTCGCAATTTCATCGATAGTTCTGTCCCGCCAGTTCCGGGCGGTTTTCTCGCAGATGTTTAATTCGTTGGCAAGTTCAACCAATGATTTTTCCTGTTCGAAGTAGTACCCGCGAATTAGTTTTGCCCGTAATCTATGATCGGCTATAGTTGAATTCTCCAGCCGTTCCATCACTCTTTCGATTGCATTAACCCTTCGAACCATCTCCCGGTATTCAGTGGAGGCAAGCATTGTCGCCCGGTATCGCCGGATCGCCTCCGCTTTGCTGGCCGTGGGATCACTTTCGGCTCGGATCGCATGGCTGGTTATATATTCAGGTTGATCGCCTTCCTGCCTTGGTTTAAAGTCCGATTTATGGGGTATCGCGTAAATATTGCCTTGAATATCCACCGCCGAAAGAGCGGCCATTTCATCGATCTCCTTTGCCATTGCGGCGATCTCCGCTTTCATGACCTCATATGTTCGAAGATCCCATTCAATCACTTCCCGGTTAATATTTCGTTTTTGCCGGGGCCAGGGATTTAATATTTTAGATTTTGGAATCGGTTCTTGCTTCATTGTGATCAATCCCTTCCTTTTGAACATCTTCGATTTCAACTTCAATCCGTGGGTTCTGCCGGTCGATTTGAAAGTCATGGGTAATCCCGTGAATGAATTTCCATGTATCTTTTTGAATCTTTCCTGCTTTGACAAGGCCGTCAAAGATGAATTTCTGCCCAGCCATTACATTGTCCGGGTCACGCCGTTTTGTCCGAGCATACCAAATGATGTGGGCCTTAATCGGGTTTTCAAATTGGGGCAGGGTACACGCAAGCCAGGCGATCATATCCGTGTAAAACTCTTTCATACTTGCATAACTCCCGAAATGGTTCTTTGAAGCGTCAATGATTTCATTAAGCCCCGGCAGTTCACCGGGAATATTTAATTTAGCCTTCATTGCTTCTCCTTTTCCGCCACTCCAGCCATAATATAACAATCGGGACTATCCACCATCCAGGGAAAAATGCCTTATCATCAAGGTAAAGATCAGCCCCGATCTTGCGGGTATCGCTGAATTTCCCAATCAGTTCCCGGCAGTTTTGGTTGTAATAGTCGAAATCCAATCCGTGATCCTGTAAGAATTGCCGTGCGTTGCAAAAAGGGCATTCTTGATTCTCCAAAGGAACGTGGTTACATTCCCGGCAGGTATTCAGTATCAAAATATGACCTCGCTTTTTAAGCCATTTCAGCCAAAACCGCGCTCCGAAACGGAACCGCCCAATCCGTGGGTATTCATTTTTCCATATGGTGCCGTCCGCATCGATGGCTAAAACTAACCGCTTCATCACTTTCTCCTTAACCCTTCGAAGTTTTTAATTCCTTCATGTGCCGGTAGTATGTTTGTTTCTCCCATGTTTCCGGATCGAATACCCGGCACGGCTTGAACGTTCGATAATTTTTGCAATAGGTTGCATCGCATTCATAACAAACCTTTCGTTTACAACCCCAGCACCGGCCATTGCCGCATTTTTCAATGTCACAACCGATCACCTTAACCTTCTTGGTTTTCATGTCTCTTTTTTTCTCCAGTCATCGAATATCATTTCGATTCCCCGGCACATCTCCCACAACCGGGAAGTGATAGCCCCGGCGGTATCGCCGTTTCGCTCCGTGCTAAGTCGCCCGGTTAAGTCATCGATGTTGTAATTGGTTGTTACAATTAGCGGCAGGTTGTTTTCATAACGGGCGTTTATTATTAAATAAAGCTTTTCGAGCGTCCATTCGTTCACCCGTTCTTTCCCCAAGTCATCCAAGACCAGCAATTCAATGGTGCTATATAGATCAATAATTCCGCCTTCTGTTTCTTTAATTTCCCCGCCGTAGGCTTGTTTCAGCTTGCCCAGCAGGGTAATGGTAGTCCCGAAAATAACGGGAATTCCTTGATTGATTAAATGAATCGTAATAGCGGCGGCCAGATGGGTTTTCCCGGTTCCGTAGGAACCGTTTAAAATAAGCCCGATGCCTTGGGATTTGTATTTCTCAAACTCCGTGGCATATTTCAAGGCGGCTTCATAGGCGGTTCTGTTTTGTTCATCCCGTTTGAAATTCTGAAAAGTCCTGTTTATAAAGCGTTCTCCCAGTTTGCTTTGTTTGAAAAGCCTTTCGACTTTCCTTTTAAATTCGTCCCGCTTCAATGCTTCGGCTTTGTCCTTGGCTCGCTGTTCTTCCTCGGCGTCGCGCTGTTCCCAAAACTTCTTGGCGGATGGGCAAGTGCAACGATCCGGGCCTTGGCTCCATCGGGCTATTTTGTTTTTAAAGGGGTGGATCACGGCCCGATGGTATAAAACATTGCCGCAAAACTCACAAACCGATGGGGCGGGCATTCTATCGCCCAAATCGATCCCCAGGCTTCCAACCTCATCCGGTGTTAACCAGCCGGTGTTATTAATCAAGCCCCCGTTTGTTAAATCGTTGGGCATCTTGAGAAGGTAATCTAGCGTTTGCCCTAATATTTGGCTGATATGCTCCATTGGAAACCTCCTTTTCCTTGCGCCATTCCTCGGCCTTGGCGAACCAGTTTTCAAGCTGGCCGTGGGGCTTTGATTTTTCCTTCAAGGGTTCGTCTATCTTCCGGGCCACCCAACTCTTGATTTGTTGCAGGGTATTCAATTTGGGGAAATCAACCGCCAATTTTCGGATAAATGCCAATTCAACCGGGTAATTAAACTTGTAACCCTTGACCGATTTTAACTCTTTCAAGATTTCGCGCTCCGTTTCGGTTGTATCGGGTGGAATCTCGCCCAACCCATCCCTATCCATATCCAAATCCAATCCCAACCCATCCCTACCCATCCCAGGGGGTGAAACTTCCTCCAATTTGGGGGAATCTTCCCTCAATTTGGGGGAATGGTTTATGATTTTATCTGATTTTCTGGCGTTACAATTCGCACATAAAACTTGAAGGTTATCTTCTTTTGATGTTCCGCCCTTTGCAATGGGTATAATGTGATCAATCTGTAACTTTTCAGATGATCCGCAAAAAACACATTGATAACGGCATTTCTCAAAAACCTTTACCCGTATTTCTTTGGGGACATACCATCTTTCAACATCCACTGTCTCAACTCCAGGCGGCGGTGGTATTTTACTAGCTTGGGGATATTTAGGCTTTTGATAATCCTTCCATTTCAAAAACGCCAGGTATTCTTCGTTATCAACTTGATACAAAACCAAGTTTTTATTAACTTCCAAAACCCTATCCCGGATCGCTTTGACTTGTTCAACGGTTAGATCGTCATATTTAAAAATAATCGACCGCAGATAAGCCGGATCGCCAAGCATTCTTCCTTCATCGTCGGCATTGGAGAAACAGCCGATAAAGAACAACCGTTCCACCGGGTTTAATTTGGCTATTTTCTTGTCGTCCCAAAGGTTGGGATGAATGAATCTTTGCCTAGCCAAGTTGATCATCTCCAGTAAAGCCGGTAATGTTACAAGCGCGAAACAATTTAAAAAGGCATCCCGTTTAAATCAATCCCGGCCAAACCGTTTTCACTTAAAAACTCATTCAAAGGGCCGATGAACTTTCGAAAATAACAGTTTTGATAGGTTTTACCTTCGGCGTTGGGTGTACTGGTTTTTAAATTGACTTCGATTACCCGATCAAGTAGGTGGGGCAATAATTCCTCCAAGTCGCTGATCTTTTCCAACTCAAACCCAACCTTGGATAGATCGGCTTTCAGCCATCCGAACTTTTCGGGATTGTCCAGGCTGTTCCGTTTAAATATCAGGCGTTTCTGATATTTCCCAGTCAATACCCGCAAGCCCCATTTTAAAAAAACCCTGAATTCATCATTTTGTTCAATCCGTGCCGTTTCGATATTCACTTGATATTTGTCATCAGGTAATGGTGCGTATTCGTCTTTCTGCGGCTCCGCTTGTTTCCACTCGTCATCGTATTGCTTCAAAAAGTCCTTATAGTTGTTTTCCATCGCAATTTGCCTCCATTAAATGTTTAATTAACCGGGCTTTATCTGGTTATATTGCTATTTTTCTTTATTAATAGCTTGTTTGTCCAGCCATTGAAGAAATAAATGCGTTGGTATATACCATTTCCGGCCAATCTTTATAGATGGAAAATCCTCTCTATGAAAGAGTTCATATACCGCATTAAGATTCAGATTTGGCATATGATCCCCACTAAAAAACTCTTTTTTAATCGTTTCCGGGTCTAGTATTCTCGGCAAATCATTATGATGGCTCAACCTGTTCACCTCGGATTTGATATATTATTGCTTGTAGCCGTTATTGCTCTATCAAACGCTTCTTTAATTGCTGGGTATGACATACCAAGCTCCGGTGGTAACTTACCAGTGCGATCCCCGGCCTCCCAGTTCTCCGATGGCTTGGTTTTAATAACCCGTTTATAACCTTCCGGCGTTAATTCCGCTGTAATGAAGAATATAAAATCACAAAGGGGCAAGATGATCTCCTTGGCTTGCTTGTTCATGGTGGGAACCCATTTGGTTATCGTGCCGGTGCGGGTCTTAATTTCAATGGGTTCCCCATGACTGATAAACACCAAACCATATTTTAAATGGCTCAACTTGCTGATGACCCGAAAAAATTCTTCCTTGACCAAATGCCAACCCTTGCCCCAATCCAGATCGCTTTCGTGCTGAATATTATTTCGTTTGCAAACATAAAAGGAACAGAACTTAAATAAATTATCAACAGTATCAATGATAATCGTCCGGTAATTGTGGTCACCCTTGGCAATTTCGGCGCAAGCATTTAAAAAAGTTTCCCAATCGGGAACATCGACCGAGTAAACTTCCAAGGAATTCAAGCCCGGCTCGGTCGCAATAAATAGTGGTTGGTTAAATTCATTTGCTAGAGTGGATTTCCCGATCTTCGGTGCGCCATAAATTAAAGTGATATACTCGTTAAAATTGCCCTTGGGTTTTGTCTTTTCTTTGGGCAATAATGACAATAAATAAGCCCCCTTATCCCACTTTTAAATACTCTTTATCTGTAACCAGCACCGCCCCGTCCACTGGATGGCCTTGAATTAACACTTCCTTGATGGCCTTTTTATCCGGTTCTTTCTTTACAATCACAAATTCGGGCGGCAGTAAATCGGGATCAATAATTTCCACGCTGGGTGGACATTTCCGAAAGCTAAGCGGGACAATCCCATTAATTTTCTTGAGATTGGCTTGTTTCAAATTGATCTCCAAATAGGTTCTCAGGCTTTCGTATTTGTTTTCCAGGGTGGATTGCATACCGGCCAAGCGTTTTTTCTCATTCTTGACGGCTTCGATATCGCTATCAATATTTTTCAGTAGTTTGGCGATGTTTTGGGCCTTCTCCGTCAGTTCTTCCTCAATATTGATGGCCGCTTCCAAAACAATCTCGCTGTCAATCGTGGGATCATCTAACAACTCAACCAGATTCAAATATTCCCCGGTTAGTTCATAGAGTTTTGGCATTATTTCTTCCTCGTTTTGGCTGTTTTTTGGTTCCGGTCTTTATCTTTGCAGTAACAACAATAACCAGTGGCGCATAGTCGCCCACACTTGCATTGTTTAAAAGGTTTCATGATACACCCCTAATCCGTATAGACAATCACAAAGGCTTGATCATCCCGTTTTTCAACAATGCCACCCAAGTTAAATTTATCGCAAAGGTTAATCAGTTCCAGGTCATCCGGCCACTCCCCCGATAGCCTTTCGACTTTGTAAATATCTTGGGATACACCAGGGGTAACCAATGTTACCCGGAATAATTGCCGGTTAAACAATTCAATCTTTTCCATAGGCCCCATCCCTTCTTTGGTGCGATTGCAAAAAGCGGTACGAGTTCCTATAGCGGTAATTCATTAAAGAAAATTCTTTCGGGAATGCGTTTTTTGGTGCGGTTCTGGTTGTAATACTTAAGGATTGCTAGTGCATAAGGAGTATAAACACTATTTGAATAATTTCCCATCGAATAGCCATCACGCAAAATAACGCTGGCCCCGAATCGTTTCATTTTGGAGATAAAATCGTCGTCGGTAAACAGCTTTCCGGCCTTGGCGAGAAAGATCTTCATGCCGTAAAGCATATGACTGTCAAGGGATTCCGGTGCACCATCCCAGGTAAGCTTGATGAGTGTTAACATCCGCCTTAATCCAGCTCTGCCCAGTTGTCGGTAGATCTGTTCCGTGGTTGTTAAAGCCATGATGGTATTTTGGGATAACCGCCGGTTGATGCCGAGAATCAGCCCACAACCTTCCACGATGCTTTTAACCTCTAAAGCATCCGGATCTCCGGCCTCCAACCGGCTTTTAAAAATTTCGGAAGGGGTTAACCGTTTTCGGTTATTATTAAAAGACACAAAAAGTCGGGCTTCCTGCATCGGCGTTAAATCATGATAAACATTGCAAGTGACTTGTTTGATATTGTGTTTTCGAATGGCAAACAGCCGGTGCTGGCCATCGATTACGTAATAACCGTCTTTTCGTTTTGATACAATGAGACACCCAATTAAACCGGGATCAAATTCATTGACCAATTTTTTTATATGTGATTCGCTTAAAAAACGCTGATAAGACGTATCAACCTTTAACTCATCAACAGGAACATCTTGAAACCCAAATTTATAATTTTTCATTTGGCGCACTCCCTGTTAAATTTATTAAAAAAGCGTTATTTTGGGCTTTCTTCGGTTCGCCGGGATCGCGGACTCGGCAAGATTCCATCGCGGATCAGTTTTTTTCAATGCCATTTTTGCGATCTCGTCCTGAAAATCGTCCTTATTCTTAATTTCAGGGTCATTATCGTATTTAATTACCGAAAAATCAGAACGTTTTAACTTGATAGTGTTGAATTTCTCCATAAATAGCTCCTTAAATTACGTATTGAATTAACATTTCTTTGATAATCATGGTGTAAATCTCGCGTAACTTGGTATCCGCTTCAATTGCATCAAGTCGGTTGGTTCTGTTGATCATGATTCTGCTTGCCCCGGTGCGCTTTAACCTGTTCCATAGACTTACAAGATAGTTTTCCAGGTAGCATCCGCCCCGTTCTTCCAATAATTGATAACTTTCGGCTTTTATTTCGCAATACAAGCGGCCACGGGTTTTAGCGATTTGTTTTAAGCTTTCATTAATCCAATTCCGCCAATTTTCGTCGTGCTGGAAGCCATAAGTCATACAGTAAAGCGAGTTTCCTTGCATGGTTAATCCTTTCATTTTTCCTCCCTTCAGTTACATATTTTATTTTGTTCGTTACTGTTCGGTTACATACTAGATAAAAAAAATAGCCGCTCAATTTGTTCTTCTGGAAACGCTTTTATAAAACCGGAAATTAGACACCGGCCAGCGCCCCGTTTTCCTTGTATCCAACGGCTAATCGTTGACGGCGAAACACCGGATCGCCGGGCCAATTCAGCGTAATTCCACCCCCTTTGTTTAGCCAGTTGTAAAATATATTCCTTGTTGGGAATCATAAACTCACCTCTTCTTCGTGTTTAAATTGGGACTAAAATAATTGTATCAACGGTGAATCTGGTTGTCAATGATATGAATAAATTACCATTGCCAAACGGTAACATATTGTTTATAATAATCAGCAGGAGGTGTAAGTTTTGAATATTAATGAATATATTCAGGAATTACGAGAGGCAAGCAATTTATCCCAACGGCGCTTGGGTGAATTATCCGGTGTCAGTAATACAGAAATATCCCGGATCGAGTCTGGGGAACGTAAGGAAGTGTCTCCTTCAATTTTAAAAGCGATTGCACCATTTCTCGGAGTTTCATATGGAAAATTAATGCAAGTAGCCGGCTATATAGACACCGCAGGAAACATTTTAAAAAAACGGCGGGAACATATGGGTATTACTATTAAGAAATGTGCTGAACTTTCCGGATTACCTGTGGAAACCATTTCAAATATTGAAAATTTTCTGGATGCCGAAGAAATTTCGCTTGAGGCTTGGATTAAATATGGTGCGGCTTTAAATCTTAACCGTAGCCAAGTCTTGCTAATTAAATCCTATGATTTTATGACTTTTAACATCGATCATTTTGAACGAATCTTTCCAGCCAGCATAGTTTCTCGCTCTCAAGATAATGAAAAGGAAGCCATTAAAAAAGAATTCACCGAATACATTGATTTATATATACGGCCAACCGAAAAAATGGTTAAAATTCCTGTTTTGGGCATTATCCACGCTGGGATGCCAATACATACCCAGGATAACATCATCGACTATGAAACGCTACCGATCAAAGAAGTAAACGATGGTGATTATTTCTATTTACAAGTTACCGGCGACAGCATGGTCGATGCTCACATTCTCCCCAATTCCCGGATCTTAATCCGCCGTCAAAAAAATTTGAAAGACGGAGAAATCGGCGTTTTCCTCATTAGAGGCGACGAATCGTCCGTGAAAAGGATAACAAGAACCGATGGAAAAATAATTCTATACGCCGCCAATAGTGCATACGTACCCCAAATGTATGACCCAAACGATGTAGAAATATTGGGAAAGGTCGTCAAGGTTGAAACCAGATTTGAATAAAGTGTTAGATAGCAAAAACCGGGTAAACGCCCGGTTTTGTTGTTTTATTACTAAATTTTATAAACAATTATAATAAGGAAAACGAAGTTTTAATAACCAAAAATTCCCCCTTGATGTTTTTCGGGGTAATGAAATAAACTAACTGACTATAAGGAATTGGAATTGTTATTATTCTTTTTTTATTGGAGTAATTGTTTCGTTTTCGGCCTTTATTCGTTTAACATCTGCAAGTTTTACAACCGTGTGTGAACCTTTTTTATAAATATTTATTTTACCGGACTTGTTCCACCGATAAAAAGCGCTCCGATCTATGCCTATTATTTGGGCGGCTTCCTTTAATGAAATATATTCTTCGGATTGGCTCATATCAATTATTTCCCTCCCTAAATTCACTTTATCAGATTATGCGTGTTGCGTCAAATGTGTTTTATGTTTGACTTGTGTGTAATGTGTGGTATAATATAAATAAAGCACACAACCCACACAACTTGAGGGAGGGAAGGCCGCCAAAAAATTTTTAACTTATCAATATTACCCAGTAATACCAACTATTTAATAAAGAGGGTGAAACAACTATGATGGAAATTATTGATTTTCTTCGGAAATATTTCAAAGTAAGATACATATTCCAAGCGATCTTTCTATTCTTCTCCTGCTATTTATTGGTGAATTACTTAACCGGATTGGTTGATGATCCGGCGGTAAAAAAAGGTATCGCTGCTTTCGGAATATGCTTGGATGTGGCAATGCAATTTATTATATTAGCCCGCGCCAAATTTAACTGGAGAAAAGGAAGCTGGTCAAAAAAAGGGTTCATTAAATACCGGGTTACTTCGCTTTTACTGTTTATCCTTTATGCCATTTATGTAATATTTTACGCTGTTTTATCCGCCGTTGGTTTCTTTCTGGTGGAAGTTGACAAAAAAGAGGCGACAATCGCCGAAATGAAAACCACTCAAAGCGATAACCAACAGCGCTTGCAAGAAATCGCCGATGAAATCAAGGCGTTAAATCTCCAATTAGTCACGGAAAGCAAAACCGGATATGGTAGTAATTCAAAGGCCATAATTGCCCGGAAAGATAACTTGATAGCGGAACGGGAACGAATTAAATCAAGTAACCGTGAATCATTGACGGTTCAGGAAAAAGTTTATCAAAGCGCCGCCAACTCCTTCCATACATTATCAAGCAACATGGGGATACCGTCAAATATATTAAAATTAATGGTTTTTGGGATATCCGTTATTATGCTTTATGTGTTTATTATTCTGACTTCTTGGGAAATTGAAGAAATACACGCAGTCGTTTCTGAAACGGTTAATGAAACAGTTAATAAAACGGTAAATGAAACGGATGTTGAAACGGTTGGATTAGCGGAAACGCAGAATAGGGTTGAAACGGTTAATGCGACAGAAACGCATGAAACGCCTAAAACAATTGAAACATATGAAACGAAACACCAAACGGAAAAAATCTGCCCAGTATGTTTAAGCAAATTTTCATCAAAGCGTTTCGATGCCATATATTGCAGTAGTAAATGCCGGTTAATTGCCTTCCGCACCAAATCTCTAAAAGGAGTGGTTTAAATGATCCAAATCAGCTTAAAGATTGACGAAGAAACCGATCCGGCGCTTGCCCAATGGATAATGAGCTACAGAGGGAAAAAATCAAAGGAACTTTCAGCCAATATCCGGCGAATTTTGCGAACCTATATCATTAAAAACGAAGGGAGGTGATCAAAAATGTCTATGACTTGGCTAGAAGATATCCGTGCAAGAGCTAAAGCAGGAAATGTCACTACCAAAGATGTGAAAAGTTTATTATTTTTTATTGATAATTTGTTAAATTCACTAAACAGTGTAGAGTCCGTAATAACAGCATATAGCGATTATCAACCGAAATCCCAATCAACCAAAGCAGCGATCAGGATGCCACAAAAACCTGGACAGGAAGGGAATGTTAAAGATGAAATGTGAACCATGGCATACTTGTAAAGTGGTTGCTAGTGCTGGTGGTCTAACAATTGGTTATGTTGATGATAGGCCGTGTATATGGGACGGAAATATGCATACTTTACAACCCGGTAATGAATACCGAGAACCATTGCCAGAATTTACTGATTATAAAATTGTAAATGATAAATGGGTTAGGGTTGAAAAACAAAACACCAGGAAGGAAAAAAGGCGCGGTCACAATGAGGGATCTATTTTTCAACGATGGACAGCCCGAGTTTCGGTCAGAGAGGTCGATACGGACAAGGCGAAAAAAATTACTGTATGCGGTAAAAGCCAAGAAGAATTAAAGGAAAAACTTTTAAAACTACCCGGTATTTCTGATATTAATAAAATTCCTATTTCCCAGTCATGGGTGGCACAAGCGACCATAGGCCGAACCCCGGAAGGAAAGCTCAAGCGGATAACTTTTTATGGTGATACCCGAAAAGAAGTTAGCGAAAAAATGGCGGCGGCCTTGCACGATGTCAAACAGGGTACTTTCACGGAACCCAGTAAATTAACTTTCGGCGAATGGAATCTGACTTGGTTAAACGAATATGCCAAGCCACAAGTAAGACCTACAACATTTGATAGTTATGAATATTTAATAAGAGTCCATATAAATCCAAGCTTGGGAGGCTATTATTTAAAGGACTTGCAACAACAACCGCAAATTATTCAACGGTTTTATAACCAAAAACTAACTGAACCTAAACAGGACAGACGTAGTGAAAAGGCCAAGAAGAAAGATCCGGATCGAAAAATGCCGAATTTATCCCCACGCTTGGTTCGATATATGCATATCGTTATCCATGAATCCTTAGAACAAGCCTTGAAGGAAAACTTGATCGCCCGGAACCCGGCCAAAGCAACCCGGCCCCCAAAGGTCGAGAAAAAAGAAGCCCGCTTCTTAACAGACGAACAAGCCAGTAAATTCCTTTCCGAAATTTCAACTGACCCCTGGTATATTCCTTTTTTAATAACTATTGGTTCAGGGATGAGGCTTGGGGAAGTAGCGGCGCTTAAATGGAGAAATATTGATTTACAAAAAAGGATTATTCAAGTCAAGGAGGCAGTATCCTATATTCGAAACCGTTCAAGGGACGGGGAACCGGATACGCCGAAAACCCAGGCTATTTTCCAGAATCCGAAATCACAAAGTAGTATTCGAAGTATACCCCTTCCTAATCATGTAGTTAATGCACTTTATGAACTAAAAAAACGCCAACTGAAAAACATGGGCAAACTTACGAAATCTTATAAAATCAACGGTATTAATGAAATTGGGGATAATTATTCCGCCAATTTAAGACCGGTTTTTGTTTTCACATGGCCGGATGGCCGGAGGGTTAGCCCGCTTTATTTATCAAAACACTTCCTTAAACTGGCCCGGAAAAACAATCTCGAAGGCATTCATTTCCATAGTTTACGGCATAGTTATGCATCCATGCTTCTACAAGCTGGGGAGCATCCCAAAGTAGTTCAGGAACTATTAGGGCACGCCACTGTAACTATGACCCTTGATATTTATAGCCATGTAGCGCCAGGACTAAAGGAAGCCGCCGCCGGACGGCTGGAAGGACTTTTAAATATAGAAAGATCCTCCGCAGTTGGGGAGGATTGA